AAGAAAATACAAGGCAGATAACTATGATGACCTTGAGATATACTCAAAAATGGCTAAAGAACTACATAAATTAAGTATAGACAAAAAGGATTAAATGACTAAATATATACGAATTAAATCTGGCGAAGCTAACTTTCAGTTAGTTGAAAGATTTGATGATGTTGAAAAGGCTGCAGACCCTAACGCCAAAGGGGAATATGTAGAATGTAAAATCGATAGTTTAAAAATAGATTTTACTAAAGTGAAAAAGGAGAAGGATGAGAAGCAACAGCAAGATGCGGATATACGACAAACTGCAGAAGGAGTTTGATTTGATTTTGAAGCACAAGGATACTGGTCAATGTCTCAAAACTCTTAATGCTTACAGAAGAATACCGAAGCATTGGAGCAGGATTGTCAAGATAGAAAACGCTGAAGCCAAGAGAGCTTAGAGTTTTCTTAAAAAAAACAAAGAAAGGCGTAGGGATAGTATGCTCAAAACTAAACTGCAAACATTTAAAGCAGCAATGAAAGCACCTCAGTATGAGAAACTTTCAATGTATGAACTTAAAATATATCAAGCAGGTTTTAAGAATGGATTTAAACTTGCACACTCTGAATTTTTTGAAAGAGTAAAAGAACTTAAATTAGTAATCAAACATTTAAAAAATAAAAAAAATCCTGAACTAATTAAAACAAGTAATCTAAAAAAATCTGCTTCAACAGATGACATGAAGAAAGTAATTGATTGGGTATCAAATAAATTTAAAGTAGATCAAGATGTGATTACTTGTAAGTCAAGACTAGCAGATGTAACTAAATTAAGATCACTAGCTTTAAATATTATTCATGAGAACTATGATGTAAGCACACCTACTATGGGTAGGTTCTTTGGTATGGATCATACTAGCGTACTGCATCATTTAAAAAACAAAGCTAACTATAAAAGTTGTTGGTCCACAAAATCTAATTTATGGCAACACTACAAAGAATTTAAGTTCTAGCGTAGTTAGGTTTCTTACCCGATCTACCTCTACTCTCAGCTTTTTTCTTTCTTGATACAGCAGCTCTTCTTTGACTAGGTGTCATAGCTCTAGCCTTTGCAGCAGGTACACACTTAGGATAGTTTCTTCTTTTCTCTCCCTTGCTACGACCACACTTAGGAAAGCCACCGCCTTTCTTTGGATTAGCGATGTCTACCCAATTAGCTCGCACCCAAGATCGTAAACCTTTTGACATTATCTTTTCTTTTTCTTTTTCTTTTTACCACCCGGTGTTATCTTACCAGAGCAGACAGCAGAGGCATACATATTAGCATACGCTGAAGGATATACCTTAAACTTACGCTTCGCTGCTGCCTTACCTCTAGGACAAAGTTTAGCCATGTTTTTTTTGTACTGCAAACTTTGCCATCTTTACAGCTCCTTTGTGTGGCTTATAAGCACCTTTCATAAGTTTAAAACTTGAACCTTTTTTCATCCAATGAAAACCTTTTGGTGCTTTTACTGATTTAGTTGTCATACTCTTCTTTTTTTTTTATTTTTTCTTAATTTTGCAAAGTCAGCTCCTGTTATTCTGTCTCTTGGTTCTGCAACACGAGCTATCTTCATTTGTTTTTTACTATATTTCTTTTTACCTTTTCCCGGCATTAGTACATTCTCCCTTTAGATTTTTTAGCTTTCTTTGCTTTCTTAACTTTCTTTTTTGTCATTGGTTTTTTCATTTTATATCCCGGCATATTGTTTCTCCTTTAGTTTGCGTTCACAATAATTATCAAAACAACTTCCATCACGACCATCGTGGCAAAAGTATTTCTTACTTGCAGTTATAATCCATCCTCCTTCATTACTCAATAGTTCTTTATTACATTCTTCACAATAACCACAGAGCCTTACTACTTCTTTTTTTTTCCAAGTCTTACGCTTCAACTAGCATCTCCATCTTCTTCTTGCTTGTCTTAATCTTGAGTTTGGGTTTTTAGCGGCTTTTGGAAATCGTTTCATTTGACCTGCTGATCTTGCACAATAAGATTTTCTTCTTGCTTTTTCTCGTGCAGTTAGTCCACTCTTTTTAGTTACAGCAGTTTTAAGTTTTGATCCGGGGTTTTCTCTTCGGTATCTTGCAACACCAGCCTTAGTCATACCCGCACCAGACTTTGTGGACCTATAATATTTTTTACTTCTTGGTGGTTGTTTATCTCTTCTTCTCATTATTCTAATATAAGTTTTTTAATTGATTTACTTCCATCAATATTATCTTCAAGTTCTGCTTTTGATTTTATACATTGATATTGAATATTATTATTTTTATTTGTTCTCATTGCAAGTCTTTTACCTTTCAAGCACTCACTCATAGATGTTTGTATTCTATGTTCTTTAATCTCATTATTTACTATCATTAATAAAGCAATTATAATTTCCATTTAGTGTGTACCATTTGTATATTTCATTTCTCTATTTTGATCTTTTAATTGTTCAATATCCTCAAGTGCTTTGTCTAACATCTTCTCAATATGTTGCAACATAACTTGGTTATGTATGTTCTTATCTAAAAGTTCTTGGTGTTTTTCTACTGTCTCGTATAAATCTTCTAGTAAAAGGAATTGTTCCTTGTCCACAGTAGTTTGTTCACTAGCTTTTAGTAGATCAGCGTTCATCAATTCACGACTTGTCTCAAGTGAAGTGAGTCTGGCAGTGATCTCAGTGTATGCAAAAATACCCATAGCTACAGCTATAATAATACCAACCATGTTTTTGATTGGCATGGCTACATTGGTATTCTCACTTAGTTTCATTACCAAATAATCGCAACTATGATTGCAGCTATAACAATACCAGCAACCACTTTATGATCGGTCCAGTAATGTTTTATTGTTTCAATAATCTTTTCCATAACATAACCTCCAAGGTTTGATATATCATTTTCCTTGTGAATTGTAAGCCTTAAAAGATCGCCTCTTATGCTTATTCATACTGCTCATTTTAGGTCTACGACCTATGCTAGTTTTTTTTGGTATTCTTTCGTGTTCTAGCTTTTCGAGATTGAACTTTTTTTTTGCCATAACCTTGCTGTGATAAGTGTGTTATTTTCTTTCTGTACTGTTGTACAAAATTAGTCTTAATCATTTCTTCCTCATGATGTCAGCACCTTTAAGACCATAAATTGCACTGACTACTCCTATGAATATAGCCTGATACCAATAAGGAAGGTTCTTAAAGTATTCAAAAAATAAATCTAATTTATTACGAATCTCAGGATCGTCAGAGAACACAGACCAACCCAATAAAAGAATAGGAAGAGATACGAGAACCAACACAAATTCGTCTTTCCAACCATTATCATTACTCTCAATAACCTTCGCTTTATATTCAAGTTCTCCTCGTGCCATTTTCTCAGCGTGCTTTGCTTGAGCATCCGCCATTAACATTTGTGTATGTTTCTTTTTTTTGTATATATGCGATCCTGCTTGAACCGCAAGTTTAATTGCACCTAACCACATTATCCTGTTACCTTCCCATCTTTCCACTTCATATCTGGCAAGCCATTCTCAAACTTCTTACCATCATAAGTTAAGACTTGTTTCCTGTTCGATCCTTTTTCATTGTAACTAACATGAACCCAACCACCTGCGGGGTCGTCAGGATTGTAGAACTCAAGGATCAGTTGGTCAAAGTCTACATTGTTTTGTAACCAATAGGCTACTTGTATGTTAGGAACTCCTGCTATTTCAAAGTCTACTGCTTGACCTTTAGCATGCTGCGAAGTTTTCTTTGAGCCGATTGCTTCACATAACTCTTCTGATCTATAACCAGAGGTTACAGTTACTGGCTTGTCAAACTTAGCTCGTACTGGTTCTAGTATTTCATAGCATACATTCTCAAGGTTCTTAATATCACCAGCTCCCGGTGTATTGTCTATACCTTTACGAGTTGCGGTCATTGACTTTGTAAATTCTTCTAGTTTAAAATGTTTAGATAGCTGCATAAATAATTTTTACCTTTAGTTTCTTTTGCTCTTTAGTTGGATGCCTATTGATAAGACTACCTGTGCTATTTCTTTTATAGCCATCACTAGGAATGTAATCTCTCTTTCTATAATTTTTTGATTTAACATCATACGCAGTATACTCACCTGTTGTCATATTTAAAGTAACAATATCTACTGGTCCAAGTCCTCCCAATGGTGTGAACACAAGTATATTAGGGTCTTTTGCAAAGTCAAGTTGTGCTGCAAGCTCATTTATAAGTCCAGCAACTGCTTTCTTTCT